CTTTCGATGCTTTCAGTACAAGTCTAGTAGACGTAGATAAAGAGGCAGCCTCAGTAGTAGACACTCTAAACCAGGTAAATAAAGGAATACTTTCCCCTGAGTTAGCTCTAGAGAGACTAGAAGATAAATTTGACAATTTAAACTTAACTAGAAATGAACTAATACAAACTTATATTAATATCTCGGAGGCATCTAAAACTTTTTCAGAAGAGACGAAAAAAGAGGAGCAGGCTATAAAGGGCTTACAAGAGTCTGTAGATAGTTTACTTAAAACTAGAAAGGCTTTCTCAGCTAGTTTAGTTAAAGGAGGGGAATTAAAAGATTTCTCAGATAGTTTTAAGAGTGTACTTAGAGATCTAAGTAATCCTTTAAATAACGCCGCAGAGAAGTTTGGTGTTTTAATATCGGCTGGACTAGCGGGAGCTATTGAAATCCCTAAAGAGCAAAAAACACAATGGCTAGGGTGGGAAAAGGCTGTAAAAGCTATAAATTTAGAAATAGCTAAAACTAAGATGAATATAGCAGATCTTTCCCCTGAAGAAATAGCAGATAGAGTAAGAGTTTTAGAAACTGGAAAATTTAAAGTTCAGCAGTTATTAGCAGGGTCCAAAGGAGATCTATACAAAAATAAAATTAATAATATAAAGAGAGAGCTACTACTAGAGGAAGAAAATAAAAAGCTATCTGAGGACAAGCTACACAATAAAGCTCAAGAGGTTTATTTATCAAAGTTATTAAATGGTAATGTTACTAAGCTATATGAGTTAGAGCTCACTCTAGCTACTAAGCTTCAAGTACTTGCTAATGAGAAAGCTCACTTAAGCCAATTCGATACCTCAGCAATAAAAGAGCGGGCCAAAGTAGAACAGAATATCTTAAAGCTAGAGAAGCAAAAACTAGAGGGACGAATAGCTCTAGGTCAATTAACAGATGCAGAGTTAGCTAATGCAAATGCTCAGCTAGTTAATTTAGACGTTCAAATAATGCTAGCAGGTAAAACGGCTGTTAAGCTTAGCAAGCATTTCCACGATATTGCAGGCACTACTGAGACTATTTCAGATCAAATTGCTGCAATGTCTAAACAGAATCTAGGACTAGAAGGATCTGACTTCCTAAACTGGAAAGCGGACTTAATAACAAAAGAATTCAATAAGTTAAATAACTCTTTAGATGAAACTTTTAACGAAACGCAGCGAGTTATTTATGCTATGGACGTTTTGAAGAATAAGTTTGGTGAGGATGTATTTAACACAGCCTCAGGTCTAAAACTATGGAAGAAATGGAAGTCTTTATTTACTCAAGAAGGAAAACTTCTTAAAGAGAAAAAGAGAGCTGCAAGAGAAGAGCTGTTCAAAATAGCTATTGAGAATGACAATATTACTGCTCATCAAAACCTAATAGATCTAAAAAATGATTTGTTAGAGTTAGAGATGAAAGTATTGGATAAGTCTAATGCTAATATTAAGGAACAGGCAAAACTAGCTACAACTTTAGTTGCGTTTGAGAGAACAAAACAGGAGTTAAGAATAGCAGAGATTGAAGAAACTTGGAAACCTGTAAAAATATTTATAGATGACTCTCTAAGTTCTCTGGGGGATTCTATTGGCCAAGAAATTTCAGATTGGCTTATGAAAAAGGAGTCTGATAGTGACCTTTCAACAAAAGATAGACTAAGATTAGCTTTAGCTCAGGGAATGTCTGATGCTGCAGGCTCCGCCTTCGGACAAGTGGTAGAAACAGGTACTAAAAAAGTACTTGCCTGGGGTTCTAAAAGTATATTAGGGGAGGATATCCATAACTACTTATTCCCTCAGACGGATAGAGAAAGACTCCAAAGCACTTTAGACCAAATTAGAGAATTAATGGTAGGTCAATTAAACCAGCTATCTAACGGCGTTATGCAGATAGTTGATATTTCAGATCCAGAAGCTATAAGAAATAAAGTACAGACTTTAGCAGGTACTGCTGCATGGGGGGAAGGGTTCAAACCTTCCGATATAGCAAATTCCGGTATTTTTAAAGATACTACGGAATTAAAGTGGTTCAATTCTACTTTAGCAAAACTAGTAAAAGAAGGTAAAGGAGAGCACGGAACATTCAGTAAAGCTCAGTTTATGGAACTTAAAGGTCTGATCAATGCGGCAGTTACTGGAAGAGTGTCTACTTTACAAGGGTACCAAGATTACTTAATACAAGGGAAAGCTAAAGAAATAGTAGGATCTACCGTCCCTAAAGAGGAAGAAAAGTCTTGGTGGGATAAGTTATTTAGTAAAGATACTACAATTAGTGTACCTGTAGCCTCTGAGGTTAATGTAGGTACTGATGTTAATGCTATTGAAAAGGGTATTAATGCTGTTAATGACTTCTTTAAGAAAGAAGAAGAGGCGACTAAAAGTACAGAGGCAAAAGCTGTAGAAATAGTAGAAAAGTCAACAAATTCTTCTGTTAAAAAAGTAGAAGAAGTAACTAAGAAGGTAGAAGAAGTAACTAATACAACAACTAAGAAATTAGAAGAAGTAACTAATACAGCAACTAAGAAGGTAGAAGAAGTAGCGACTAAAGTAATCTCCACAGTAGATGAGTTAAAACAGTTCTTAAAAGATGGAGGAGGAAGGGCTAGGATTATAGGAGAGGCTTCTGTCTACCAAAGAGCTCAAAGTTTATGGCTTAAAATTAAAGACAAAGAGAGTACTAACTTTAAATCCCAGGATGAGCTGTTCCAGTATCTGCTAAAACAGAGTTCCAAAGATTATAAAAACTCGATTGAAAACTCTTTGGTTCGTTTTGATACTGGTATTAAAGCAGTAGATCAGCTATTATCTAAAACGAAAATAGCTATTAAAGGTAAAGAAAAGTCTCTGTTTCCAAAACTAGATGAATCGGGGTATACTATGAAAGGCTTTGATAATGCTGCCGAGGGGATGAAAGTCTTGGCTAGTAATATTAAACAGTTCTTACAGATATCTAAGGATAGTATTTTTGCTAAGAACCCTGAGTATTTTTTACAGTCAGCAGGCAAGTATGCGTATTTTAAGTCAGGAACTACGGATAGAGGCGAGCAATTGCAAGGTACTACCAACGGGAAGGTACAGGCAATGTTTGCTAATTCTAAAGATGGGGGAGTTACTTCTATAATTCATGAAGCACTGCACCCTTTTGTACAGATATTCTCAAAAATTAGGGATATACATAGATTTGATAAGTATTCGGACACTAGCCAGAGAAGTCTGCTACAAGAGTCACAAGCTTACCTATTCTCGGAGGAGTATGCGAAGCTAAATAGCCAGACTCAAGATAATATTCATAAGCTTCTAAATGCTATTACGTATAAGGAAGAGCAGGTTCTAGATGAGTACCTAATTAGGGGTATTACTCAGAACTCACTAAGAGATGTAGGGTCTAAGCCTTCGGACTGGATCCCTGAGTTTATAAAGACCGCAATACCAGAGATTGTTAAAGAGATGGATAGACTAGCAGATCCTAGTGGAGATAAAAGACGGCAAGGAATATTTAGCCTAGACAATAGTAAGAACTTTTCTAATAATAAAGAGCTAAAGCTTCGAAGAGAAGAAGAAGCTAAACGCGCTAGGATTATGCAAGGAAACTCTAACTTAGATTCTATGCGTAAAACTATAGAGAAGAAAAACCAAGCTATTGAGGAGCAGCGTTGGATAAAGGAAAGAGCGCAAGGCACTAGCTCTATAGGGAAGGGCCTGAGAATAGCCGGAGGAGGTACCGTAATAGGGCTAGCAGGGTTAGCTCTAGAAGAAGCGATCTCAGCACTAGTTAACTTCATTAACGAAAAGCTAGAAAAGATACGCAGTACCGACGAGTACAAAGTTGCAGACGAGGAGTATCAAGAGTATCAGAACTTCTTTAAGAATAAGACGGGAAGCTCTTTAATGTTGCCTTCTCAGGCGGAAATGGATACTTTAGCCGCACCGGAAGTAGTATGGAATATGTTCCTAGAAGTTGGTAGAAAGATAAACCAATTTTTAGAATTAAATGATACTCCTATGGGTAATAAGGCGGTTGATGACCTTAAAGTTAAACCTCTATATGAACACTATAACCCTTATTCCGTACAGAATAACCCCGGCGTGCAGGAGAAACTAGCGCGCATAGTATCTAATACTACTCCGTCTGACTTAGAACTTGCAGCTTTAACAGCTCAATCAAACGTAGGCCAGGATGGGGCAGCTAAAGTAGATATCGTAAACCCTGAGGATATGAAGACTACTTATATGAAAGTACAGGGACCTGATGGAGGTTACGTACCTAGTGTAGCTCCGGGTACTGACAATGCTATTGATACAATGAGCAGAGATATTAGGTACTCTATGGCTACTAATTTGCATACTCAGATTATGAATGATAACTTAAATGCTAAGTCCCTATTAGGAAACGCACTGACTTCGGCTGCGTCTAATATGATGTCTGGAGCAATTATGTCTATGTTTGGATTTGCAAACGGGGGCGTTGTGAAGGGAGGCTTCAGAGCTTTCGCAAACGGCGGAACCGTAAGTCAACCTACGTTAGGCTTAGTAGGCGAAGGCAAGTACAACGAAGCTGTTGTACCTTTACCAGATGGTAAGTCTATCCCTGTAATAGGAAGTACTGGTGGAGACAATAATGTTACTGTTAATGTTACAGTTGATAGTAACGGAAATGCGAAGTCTGAAACTCAAAGTGGAATGGACGGAGATCAAGCTAAACAACTTGGTTACATGATTTCTCAAGCAGTACAATCAGAGCTAGTAGAACAGCAAAGACCTGGAGGACTATTAAGTCAATACTAATTATGGCTAATTTTAATACAGAAGTTAATATTACCCCCGATAGGGGGTTGAAAGCAGATAGTAAACCTAAGGTACTTATTGCTACTTATGGCGATGGGCATGAGCAAAGGGTTGCAGCTGGTATAAATAATACTCCAGAAGTTTGGAATCTCACTTGGAAGAATAGAACTGCGGCAGAAGCTAATAAAATCGTAAAGTTCTTAGAAACACAAGGAGGAATAACAGCGTTCGATTGGTACCCCCCTAGTTACGATATATCTAGTACTACTACTAGTGCATCCACTAATAAATTGATTGATACTAGTCAATACTTTACTGCAAGGTACCTAAATACTACTGTAACAGACTCCGTAGCAGATACTGCAACTGTTACAGCAGTCGATAGTGCTACACAGTTATCACTTTCTTCAGACTTAATGTCTAGTGGAGAAACTTATACAATTTACCCATATAAAAAATATAAGTGTGATAAGTGGAGTACTCAAGAAGTACTCCAAGGAGTTAGAACAATAACAGCAACTTTTACTAAAGTATTTGAGCCTTAATTATGAGTGATAAAATTACCCAAGACATACATGGATTTGAACCTGGAGCAGTAATCGAGCTTTTTGAGCTTGACTTATCTACGGGAACAGCCCCTGCATCAGAACCTATTCTTAGATGGCATTCTGGTATTAATGAAAATATGCAAGAAATTGTATGGCAGGGTAATAAATACGCCGCTTTCCCTATTGAAGCTGAAGGTTTCGAATTTTCTGGAAAAGGGTCTATACCTAGGCCTACTCTAACTGTAGCTAATATTACTTCTATTATTTCTGGAGTGATTAATAGTTATGATGATTTAGTAGGTGCAAAGGTTACTAGAAAAAAGACTTTTGCTAAGTATTTAGATTCTTATTGTTATACAAGTGGTTATCCCGTAGCCGGGGTATGTACAGGAGAGTCAGGCTCCGATCCAAGCTTAAGTAAAGCAGATTGTTTAGATGCTAATAAAAATGGCTCTGTAGGTACTTGGACAGCTTATAATCAAACTACATGTGAAGCTGCATCAGGTCCTGGTATTTGGTATGCTAATGCGATTGCGGATGATACTGCACATTTTCCAGATGAGATTTGGTATATTGACAGAAAAGCAGTAGAAACAAACACTCACTTACAATTTGAATTAACGGCAGCACACGACATTCACGGAGTAAAACTACCTTCTAGAACAGTAGTTGCTAATTCTTGTCCTTGGTTGTATAAAGGTACGGAGTGCGGATATTCTGGCTCTAGTTACTGGGACATAAATAATAACAGTACTAGTGCTGCTAATGATGTATGTGCTAAAACTTTTACAGCCTGTGAATTAAGGTTCCCCGAATCGGTTGAAAGCCCTTTTGGAGGATTCCCTGGAGCGGGTATTAATATGGGATCCGTTCGATGAATGAAAAGACTTTAGAAGATTTTAGAAAACATACTGAATCTGAGTACCCTAAAGAAGCTTGTGGGTTTATAGTTGGGTTAGGAAAGAAAGAAAAGTACTTTCCTGCTAATAATATTGCTGATAACCCTGAGGAGACCTTCATAATAGATCCTTTAAGTTATGCTGAAGCAGAGGACTCAGGCGATATTATTGCTATATGCCATTCTCACCCAAATGAGGGGTGTGAACCTTCCGAAGCAGACAGAGTTACTTGTGAGACAACAAAAAAGCCTTGGCATATTTTAAGCTGGCCAGGTAATATGCTGTATAGTTGGGAGCCTGAAGGGTATGAAGCTCCTATTCTTGGTAGACCTTTTAGTTATGGAACTTTAGATTGTTGTACTTTAATAAGAGATTTTTATAAAAAAGAGCTAAATATCGATTTTCAATGTTTTAGTGGTCAAGATGGCTGGTGGGATAAAGGAGAGAACCGATATTTAGAAAACTATGAAGAGCAGGGTTTTATAAAGATACTTGATGAAACTGATGTGAGAAAATATGATATTTTCTTAATAAAATTAGTTTCACCTGTACCAAACCACGCTGCAGTTTTTATCGGAAATGATAAAATTTTACACCACGTACACGGAAGATTATCCAATAGAGAGCTTTATGGAGGCTATTGGAGAAAACATACCACGCATCATTTAAGGCACAAATCATTATGTTAAAATCAATAAAGTTATACGGAGAATTAGCAGAGAAGTATGGCAAAGACTGGTCTTTAGATATTAGTTCCGCGGGAGAAGCTTTCCAAGCTTTAGCTGCAAATAACCAAGGATTTAGACAGTTTGTATCTTCATCGGAACAAAGAGGTGTAGGGTACAAAGTAGTAGTTGGTAAAGATTACGTTGAAGATTACTCAGAGTTAGCAAACCCTTCTGGCAAACAAGAGATAAAGATTATACCTGTAGTACTTGGAGCAAAAAATAAAGGGCTAGGAATGGTACTGGTGGGAGCACTTATATTCTTTGCAGCCCCTTATCTGTTAGGGCAATATGCTACTAGTGCACTGGGGGCCGAGCTAACGATAGCTCAAACTTGGCAAGTTGGAATGAAAGGAATAACTTCCTTCA